ACGCCGGACGAACCATAGTAGCAATAATCGCAAATATATGTACTGTCAGTGCCATTTACAGCGTTCGGATATAATGCATACTCTAAGCCACTAGCATTCGGAACGTTCCATGCGCTGGTGTAACCAGACGTCGTCGGCCTGCTGCCAACCAGCGTACCGCCGGAGGTGTCGCTGAAATTCGACGGATTCTTAATAGCGTATACATTGGCGCTGTTGAAATAGATTCCATCGCACCAGTCGTACACATTGCTCCAAAGTCCTTCAATATAACGATACTGTATGCCGGCATCATATGTCGTCCGGCTTGCGGCGGAAGTGCCAGTATGATACTGCATGGCATCCGTCCTGCCCTGCGCCTGTACACTGCTGTCATTACCACAACCATAACCAATGGTTTTCTGCGTGTTCCAATCTGCGAATTCGACTAGGTAAAGCATGCAGATGGTCCAATACATTGCGAAATCATACTGCCATACGTCACTACCAAGATTGTGAATGCTGGATCTTGCAGCAGACCTTGTGATATTGGCTGTCGGTGATGCATTCGTCGACTTATAGCCGCTAGTGCAATGATACCGGCCTACATATACAACATCACGCTCGCCATGTCCGTCTCCTCGGGCGGCATGCGCTGGAGATACCAAAAATCCTTCCGCAGGACCATCGGCAATCTGCAACTTCATGGAACTTCCGTTCTTCGTCCACTTGTAGTAGTACTTCGGAATCGATACAAGCTCGCCGCATACGTTGTCTGATACCCTCTGCATTCCGCTCCAAGGCATAAGGCCATCGAATGGAGATGAGCCAGAGCCGTTATTTACAGCCGGTGATGGGTCAGGGAATAACTCGCTTGAATCCGTGCGCGACCATTTTGTCGATGCGGATCCGTCCCATTCTACTCCGTAGATCTTCGTAAATGAGCACTTAAGTGATATTGATACAACCTTCTTTTTGTAGTTTGCGCTTTCACCGCTCACCACATTGATGGTGGTCTCGCCGCTTGATCCGGTCGCAGTCACTGTAATGGTTGACCCGTTGATAGATACTGATGCAAGACTGGTATCAGCAACCGATGCGGATAGTGCACCGGTGTAACCGCTTGCGACTATCGTAGCGGACAAATTGTCCTTATTAAGGTTGACGGATGCGGCAGATACACTCAGTTGTCCGTCAGCCTTGCCAATTGACCAAGAATACTCCTTGTTGCCAGTCGTCATGTCTCCCCATACCATATTAGATGGGTCTTTTAATGCGATAACTAAAGTATAATCTCCGGCATCAGTAGCGCTATCTCCTGCCTTGACCATCGTACTTGAGTCGTAACCTGTGACGGTCGGCCCCTGTGCACTGGCATTATATGTATATTCTCCGATCGATACGGTCGGAGTCGGAACAATCTTGGTGCCAACAGACACATCCGCCCATTCGTCATGTTCGTTTTTGGTCTGTAGCTTACCATTGTAATACCTGAGACCATGAGATCCGTTCTCACTTGTCACCGTATTCTTAATATGGCCGCCGACGGCAGCATCCAATATCTCAGCGTTGCCGTTGAATTCGTCCGGTCTGGCCTTATCAGCAGCCGAAGGCATCGCCAGATGCAAGTTATCCGTATAATTCATTCATTCGCCTCCTTTAAGTTTTTGTCGAAGCCAACTTGCTCCCATGTGAGGTCTTTAATATCTCCCCAGCTCTTATTGGCCAACGCGGACCAAGGATTGTAGATGTAATCAATCGAATATGTCATGTTAAGCGGCAGCATTCGGTCGAGCATATCTGTCAATGAATCAATATTCTTCTTTGATGATATGGATACTCCAACGCTGAGTTCTGTCCTATTCTCGTTGATATCGATCGTATAACCCTCTGGAGACAGTTGTGCAATCTTCTGCCTTAGTACGCGGATGGAATACGGGAGACGTTCAATCACCTTCGTCTTAACCCGGAAACGCCGATCATCAAGCGTATCATCCGATAAAGGACTGATCTTAAGAATCCTCTCCCAACGACTTGCCTGATAGGCATTCATGTCATCGAGGAACAAGTTGCCTTCCAACTGGTCGACTGCCGCATCAAGATCTGCTTCCTGTTTTTCATTGATCTCGTATATCTGCTGAACATCTGGAATCCTGGTCAATATATTCGGCGCATTAAACACTTAGAGTCACCTCCCCCAGCAGAGGAACCTTGTCATACGCAAGTGTAAGGTTATCGCTTGAAGCATTCAGCGTCACGCCCTGCGCATCGAGTACCCCTTTAACTGTAAGCATCCTTGCTTCAATTTGAGCGATGCGAACAACGAGGCTATTGAGGTCTGCATTTTCCCAGCTTTTGCGAAGGCTTAACAGATAGTCGGATATCGCTGCCGTAATGCCTGCCGATACAGATTTGATGGTATAACCGCCATCTAGCGTAAGGGTGGCAGATATGTCGCAAGTAGCGCCGCTAACCGGAATAACCTGAACATTGTGACAAATCGGTGCCATTCCTTCTCCCTCTCCATGGTTTTGCTCTGGATCGAGAGCAGTCTGCACATCATTCACAAGACCTGATGAAGGGACTCCATACTCTGAATTGATGAGATAGATGTCAATCCAGGAGCTATCAGGAGCTCTTCTCTTTGGTTTGCACCCGCCAACGCCGCTCAGGGTATCGGTAAACAGTCGATAATCCGCACGATTCCCACCGAAAGCAACCGATCCAAAGGAATCGATAACTCTCTTGCGGTATTCTTCCACGTCTTCATCATCCGTCCCCAGCACGAGGACTTCTGTAATCTCTCCGCCGAGATAGTTCTCCACATAATCGACCGGAGTCAGCTCCCCAATGGTCGTATTCGCATCTGTCCCAGCGGTATCGCACTGCAGCCTGTATGCAAACCCGTCAATGAGTGAAGTGACGTTATAGGTATAATCGCCGCAAACAAACGCAGTACCAATCTCTATCTCCTGGCGGAACACAGCCTTAACCACAGGAGCTGTGGCATCATGGTGCATGATCCCTCTCTCTGAGCCATACCGAACAAGGTAATCCAGCTCCATGGTATCAGGGAGCATGTTCTCTTCGATGATGGCCATGTCACCGTATACTTCTTCCAGTTTTTGCGCGATGCGTGCGCAGGCGTTATATGCAAGCGAGCTCTCATCCGTTCTAACTTCCGGGCCAAAGTCTTTCATCATCTCGCCCATAATCACATCGAATAGTCTATCATCAAACACTCTGCTCTACCTCCGTACTTCCGTATATCGTATTAACAGAGAATGATACTGTCAGGCGTACCCCATCGACGACAGCGTCGAAGTCTGTGATACTGTCGATATAATCCTCGTCCATCAATGCTTCTGATACCATTCTCTTGGCTTCAGTCTTGATATAATCGAGGTCATAATTCTTGCCGATCAGCGTCTCCAGCTCGCAGCCGTGATCCCATGAATACTGAGGGTAGTAATACCGATTCGTTCCAAGAATAATCTTGATTCTCTGCTTAATCACATCAATGCCATTGATTATTCGTCCAGTTAGCTTACCTGTGGAAAAATCAATCTCATAATCTGCCAGCGGCTGCTCTTTCTCTTCGGTGATTCCTATTTCTTCATCTTCAATGTCAAAAGGGAACATTACACCAACCTTTCTGCCACGATAAATGTATCATCAAGTCGTATGCATAATACTGTGTCTCCTTGCTTAAGAGGGGACTTGACGCTGAGCTTCTTGCTTCCTGTGATTGGATGCGCATGAAGAGATGCCGAATCAGTTTCCCAATTCATTTGGACCTCGTTTTCGTGATCCACAAGATGGTCCGCAAAAAGAAGGTCTTCTCTTTCGAATTTCACCCCGGCTATCTCAACCCCATCTTCGATAACCGTACCGAGATAGAATGGAGAACCTGCCGTTCCACGTTTCCCTTCCTGCCTTATGATCTTGAATAATTTATCGTATCCATTCATTAGCTCACGCTTTCCATGGTGTCCCGCCATTCAAGGTCTAACTGCATTGTATGAATGCCATTATCGAATGTATGGCTGTCTCCAGCTATATAGAATTTTCCACTGAGCCCCAACGCCTTATCCCGAATTGTAAGAGACTTTCCAGATACGCATGCCGTCCTACCGATTGCCGTAACAGACGCCTCTTTCGTCACTCCTTCCAGGAGCGCTTTTGCAGCCTTCTTCGCGTCAACCTTTTCTTCCTTGGTATAAGTCGCCTGATAGATTCCATATAGTTTTCTTGACTTGTCAGCCTTGATAATCCCTACTTTTTTGCCTTTCTCATTAACAATCTTGACTGTATTAACTACATTCTCGATGTTGTCTGAGTAAGAAGCATCGGTTATATCGACGCCCTGATCCAAGATTGCTCCACTGTCGGCTCCTTTTACCACCACAGAGACCTTCTTCCCATCCATCACCGGAAGATAATTCTTCTTTGTGTGTGCTCTGGCCTTTCGATACGCCCGAATGATGATGTCGTAAAGGCTCTGGTCTTCAGCAAAAAGCAGTGGGATGTTTACCTTCGTTTTTGCCAGGCTGCTAACACCGACGCCAGCCTCTGAGCACACAGACTTTGTGATAAGCTCTGGTGACATATTCTTAAATTTTCTCGTCGTTGTCGACCGGAGCAAGTGATTCATGAAGTCCATGGCTGTATATGAAGCAGTCCCGATAGATGCCTGCTTTTCTCTATTGGTAATCTGGCCAACAAAAAGAAGTTTCTTGTCATCGTACATACTCACCATATCTCCAAGCTTGATCTTTGGATTCTTAAACCCTTTTGTGTATGGGTCCCAAGGAATCTCAAAAGCAAGCTGGCGACTGCACTGGTTATCCGTACCGCTCCATTCAGCCTTCGAAAAGTCTAATGACTGGCCGTTATGTTTGATTTTGATCATGCTTTGATCACCACCTTATAACCTACAAGAGCTGTGGCTTCTTTTGCCTTAGGGTGCTTCTTTTTGGCTTTGTGAATAACTTTTGCATTGTTTTTCCGAACCGTCTTCCACTTGGATGAGCTTCCAAGGACTTTCTTCGTTAACTTGTGCCAGGTGTCGCCCTTCTTCCACTTAATCTCTTTCGACTTAGTAGACTTTTTGTGTCGTTTCTTAAGATTCACATCAACATATTCCTTGAAAGAAATCGTATATGTCACGTCTTCAACACGTTCCTGAGGGCCATGTTCGAAGCTGTCAATGGTGCAAAACATATCGATATCTGTGCCTGTGACAATCAGGTGCACTGTCTCATTTTTCTCCATGAGCTTCTTAAGATTCGCGCAGTAATAATCATATGCGTCGCGCGGCTTGCACTGGCAGAAATCATAATCTTGCATTGGGAAAAAAGAGGACCACGATGTCGTTCGCAGTCCTTTCTTGCCTTTTAAATTGATTTCGCCTTTGTTATGCACATACAAAGAGGTGTTGTTCATTGATTCTGATACATTAATGCCGGATGGATTAACC